GAAAAAGCACGGGATAAGTACGATGACTTCGAAGATGTCGTCTACAACCCCAAGCTGCGAATTACTGACGTTATGGCTGAGTCGATTCAATCGTCTGACAACGGCCCCGATCTAGCCTACTGGCTTGGATCGAATCCGAAAGAAGCCGAGCGCATCGCCCGTCTGTCGCCTATATTGCAGGCAAAGGAAATCGGAAAGATTGAAGTCAGATTGGCTGATAATCCTCCGGTAAAAAAATCAACTTCTGCGCCGACGCCTATTAGTCCGGTAACTGCGCGGTCTTCGGGAAGCCCAAGCCATGACACGACTGATCCACGATCAATCAAAACCATGACTACTGGGGAGTGGATCGAAGCCGAGCGCAATCGCCAGATTCGTAAGTACGAAGCACAACGCAATCGCTAACATTTAAAGGACTTTTATGTCAAATAGCATTCTCACGATCGACATGATCACCCGCAAGGCTCTGGAAATTCTGGAGAACAACCTTGTACTTACCCGCAACGTGAACCGTCAGTACGACGACAGCTTTGCTGTCGAAGGTGCCAAGATCGGCTCTACACTGCGTATCCGCCTGCCTGACCGCGCTTTGGTCACTGACGGTGCCGCCCTGCAAGTTCAGGACGACAACGAGCAGTTCACCACTCTGTCTGTGGCTAACCAAAAGCATATCGGCGTGAACTTCACTTCCGCCGAACTGACCATGCAGTTGGACGACTTCGCAGAACGTGTGCTCAAGCCGCGTATCTCCCAGTTGGCCTCCAGCATTGACGCTGACGTTGCCAATGCATACCGCACCATCGGTAACACTGTCGGCACACCAGGCACCACTCCGGCCACTTCTTTGGTGCTGTTGCAAGCCCAGCAGAAGCTCAACGAGAACGCCGCTGTGATGTCGCCACGTTACGCTACCGTGAACCCAGCGGCCAACGCTGGCTTGGTTGAAGGCATGAAAGGTCTGTTCAACCCAACAGACACTATCAGCAAGCAATTCAAGAACGGCATGATGGGCACTGGCGTGTTGGGCTTTGAAGAAATCAACATGTCTCAGTCGATCAAGCAGCACCTTACTGGCTCACGTAGCGCCAGCGCTTCCACACTGGTCAAGACCCCTGGCGTTACTTCCGAAGGTTCATCGACCATTCTGTTGGAACAAGGTTCTGTGTCAACAACAATCAATGCTGGTGACGTGTTCACCATCAGCGGTTGCAATGCTGTTAACCCACAGACCCGTGAGTCCACTGGTTCGCTGTTCCAATTCGTCGCTTTGACTACTGTCACTGCTTCGTCTGGTACTTGGACTGTGACCGTTGCGCCTATGTACTCTGCTAACCATGCTCTGGCTACTGTAGATGTGCTGCCCGCAACTGGCGGCGTCGCAACCTTCGTGGGCGCTGCATCTACACAGTACGCACAGAACTTGGTTTACCACAAGGACGCCATCACCTTCGCTACAGCCGACTTGCTGTTGCCACAAGGTGTTGACATGGCTGCCCGCGCAGTCCACAACGGCATCAGCCTGCGTATCGTTCGTCAGTACGACATCAACAACGACCGTATGCCTTGCCGTATTGATGTGCTGTATGGTTACAGCACCATCCGTCCACAAATGGCTTGCCGCATCTGGGGCTAAACCGAATGGGGCTTCGGCCCTGTTTCTTAACTTTTTTTTAAGGAAATTATCATGGCTCTTCCAAATGGCGCAGGCGGTTACCAACTCGGTGACGGCAATATCGGTGAAGCTGTTCTGTCGGTTCAAGGCGCTCCTACTGCCGTGGCTGCCGCCGCGACAATGACGGCTGCTGAACTGTCTAATGGCTTGTTTGTGTTCAACGGCGCTGCCGGTAATCTGACTTTGCCCACCGTGGCATTGGTAGAAGCCGACATCACGGCTGCATCAAAAGTCAACGCTTCTTTTGACTTCATCATCATCAATATTGATTCTTCCGGTTCTGATTCAGTCACTTTGGCTGCTGGCACTGGCTGGACACTTGTTGGTGTTGCTGCGGTCGCTGTTAATACTTCGGCCCAATTCCGCGCCCGTAAAACCGGCGAAGGTACTTGGACTGCGTACCGCATTGCTTAAACCTAACGGGGGCTTCGGCCCCTGTTTTTAAAGGAACATCATGGCAAACACAAAACCTGTTGGCGTTGCATACGAAGACCCGTACTTGGACGGCGCGGTTATCAACAACTCAACTATTACTGGTACGGTAACGTCTACTGCGGTGTCTAACATCGCCGTAACAAACGCCACCACCGGAAGTAGCAATGCTGCTGCATCTACCACCACTCTTACCCTCACGGGTGTGGGCGGTGTGGGTTGGGCAAGCAAGTCAGACTTGGAAGCAAATGTTGCGCTGGGCGCATACGCTAACGGTCTATACGGCTATCTGGAATTCGGCGCAAGTGGCCGCGTTACTGGTTTGGCTTCGGGTACTGTTGGCGAAATTGTTTTGTCTGCTGGCTGTACACAAGGTACTTACGCTGCGTTTGAAGCTGAAATCGGTATGCCTAGCGGCGCTGTGACCGGCACAAACACATCGTTTATGTACTTGAGCACTTATGGCGCTGATAAAGCAACATTTGACACAAGCGGTACTTTGTTCAATCTGGCTGGCGTGACTAAGGGTTCGGGTAAGTTCCTTCAAGACACAACATCCGGTTCAACAGCCCGTCCGGTTCAGGTAATTAAAGTGGTCACGCCTGATGGCATTCGCTATCTGCCGTTGTACTCTACGCCTGTAATCGCTGCTTAAAGATGATCACTCGCGAAGTAATACTAGAGCGAGTGCAAAGTCTGCAAAAACAAGCCGAGCGTTTGCGATCCGATTTGGACGCAACGCTTGGTGCGTTACAAGATTGCGGATATTGGCTTGAACAGTTAAAACAACAGGAAAACATCAATGCCAGCGATCTATCTCAGTCACCCTGATCATGGCTGCAAAGTTGCCACAATGGAACTTGAAGCCGAATACGACGAAAAAAACGGCTGGACACGCTACAATCCAGACACGCCTTTAGAACTTGAAGCGGCTCCCGTAAACGTGCTGGAAGTCAAACGCAAATACACCCGTCGAACCGAAGTTGTTGAGGGTGCAACCGAAGGAATCTAAGCATGGCTACGTACACCGCTGGCGAACAAATTAACCGAGCATTGCGCTTGCTAGGTGTACTGGCTGAAGGTGAGACACCTTCAGCAGACATGTCAAACGATGCGTTGACTGCGCTCGATCAGATGATCGATTCATGGAACACCGAACGGCTGTCGGTGTTTGCCACGCAAGATCAGATTTTCACTTGGCCTGCCGGCGAAATCACACGCACGCTTGGCCCCACCGGCAACTTTGTCGGCCTGCGCCCCGTGCTGCTGGATGAGGCTACGTACTACCGTGACCCAGGCACGAACGTGTCGTTCGGCATCAAGTTCATTAACCAGCAGCAGTACAACGGCATTGCGGTCAAGACTGTGACCTCGACGTACCCGCAGGTAATTTTTGTCAATAACACCTACCCTGACTTTACGATGACGGTGTATCCGCGTCCTACTCGGGACTTGGAATGGCACTTTATTTCGGTTGAAAAACTAAACCAGCCCGCCACGTTGGCGACGCAGATGCTGTTCCCACCGGGCTATCTGCGGGCGTTTACCTACAACTTGGCGATGGAAATCGCGCCAGAGTTTGGCGTCGAGCCAAGCCCGCAGGTGCAGCGCATTGCCATGACCAGCAAGCGCAACCTTAAGCGCATCAACAACCCAGATGATGTGATGTCGATGCCTTACGCCATTGTCGCCACGCGCCAGCGCTTCAACGTCTACGCCGGTAACTATTGATGAAGACGCCTATATTGGGCAGCAGCTATGTGGCCCGCAGCGTCAATGCTGCGGATGCCCGCATGGTCAACCTTTTTCCAGAGGCTATCCCCGAGGGCGGTAAAGAGCCGGGGTTCTTAAACCGCGCACCTGGGCTGCGCCTATTGGCAAACATGGGCGACGGCCCCATACGCGGTCTGTGGCAGTTTGGCGGGTACGGCTACGCGGTGTCCGGCGAAACGCTGTACAAGATAGACACGCTTTGGAATACCACGGTAATCGGTACGGTGGCCGGATCGTCTGGCCCTGTCAGCATCTCTGACAACGGCACGCAGATGTTTGTGGCTTGTGACGGCCCTAGTTTTATCTACAACAGCTTGACGCTTGAGTTCAAACAGATTGACGACCCCGACTTCCCCGGCGCGGTCACTGTAGGCTATATCAACGGCTACTTTGTGTTCAACGAACCAAATAGTCAGCGTATATGGATCACTGAATTGCTAGATGGTCAATCTATTGACCCGCTTGATTTTGCCAGCGCTGAA